GGGATTTAGACCCACCACTAGCCATCAACGAAGTCACTGTAATAACCAAACAGCTTAATCGCAAAGACTATACATATAAATGTAGTGATGCGCCTATCAACGCACACTGTAACAAGGAATTGTGTCAGACCCGTAAGCACGGTGTCGGAGCAGCTATTCAAGGGGCGGCTATCGCCAATCTTCGTAAATACAATTCTGTCCCGCCCGTCTGGTTTGTGGATGTAAACGGGGAGCCTGTAGAACTTGATACAGAGGCCCTGATGAGCCAACCCGTATTCCAGAAGGCCTGTATGGAGCAACTTAACTTTATGCCGCGCTCTGTCAGCAAGCAGATTTGGGAGGGACGCATTGGTGCTTTGATGAATGAGATGCGAGACAACGAAAGCGCAATTATGGAGGTGGCAGAAGACGCTAGCATAAGCGGCCAGTTCTATGACTACTTGGAAGAGTTTTGTGCTCATATGCAGAAAGCCAATGACAAGGAAGAGATACTTCTCAAGCGTCCATGGACAGACGAAGACGAGGGTCTGACATATTTCCGCCTTAAAGACTTTGAGTCCTTCCTGAAGCGTAACAAGTTCTTTGAGTATAAGTCGCACAAGATAGCTCAGCGTTTACGGGACAGGGGCGGTGACAGCACTGTCCTGCGCATCAAGTCCCGAACCGTCAGGGTATGGCAGGTTCCGGCATTTCAGTCAGGCGACATTGAATTTAACAGCCCTAACTTTGGGTCAGAACAGACGGAGGCACCTTTCTAATGTTACTAGCAGATGGATTTAACAAAGCTGTAATAGGTACGGGGGAAAGAGCTTGTCAGCCCACAATAGTGGTATACGACTTTGATAAATGTGTAGCTATTCTGTGCGAGCGAGACAACATGAGCATAGATGAGGCGGTTGACTTTATGTATTATAACGTCATCGGGTCGTGGGTAGGTGACGAAACCCCTATTTTTATGCGCCATGTTGACAGCGTTGAGGACCTAACTGATGTTGACTAGAAATATGGATACTAAGATATTCCGTATATACGGCCCGCCCGGAACAGGAAAGACTACAGCCCTGCTAAACAAAGTAGATGAGGCACTAGAAGCGGGTGTTAACCCCGCCCACATTGGCTACTTTGCATTTACCCGCCAAGCCGCTAACGAGGCTGTCGAACGCGCCTGTACCCGTTTCAAACTAGATAAATCACAACTGCCGTGGTTCCGCACCCTGCACAGTTTTGCTTTAAAGCTATCTGGTATTCGGCAAGAACAGGTCATGCAGGCAGAGCATTACAAAGAACTAGGCCACGCCTTGGGCGGCATTGATCTGCGAGTGGATGCAAACCAGATCAATGGCGATGAACTGTTTGACCTAAACAAAAACGGCAACCCACTAATCAGCCTGATTAACCTAGCTCGTCTACGCAAAGTTGATCTGCGGCAACAATATGACGAGACCCAAATGGCAATGTCGTGGAGTTATGTTAAATATGTTGCAGACGCCTTACAGGAATATAAGAACAGGTTTAACCTCTACGATTTCACCGATATGCTGGAGGTGTTTGTGCGGGACGGCGCGGGGTTCTGCCCACGCCTAGCCATCACTTTTATTGACGAAGCACAAGACTTATCCCCACTGCAATGGGACGTGGCTCATGTGCTTGAGCAACACTCCGACCGCATCTACTGCGCGGGCGATGACGACCAAGCCATCTACCGCTGGGCAGGTGCCGATGTCGAACACTTCATCGGCCTCAACGGCGGCTACGAAGTATTGGAGCAGTCCTACCGCGTACCCGCTACCGTTCATCCGCTTGCAGAGCGTATTGCTCAACGCATCAATCGCCGCGTACCAAAGACCTACCTACCGCGCAAAGATGCAGGCAGGGTGCAACGCATCGTAGACACGGGACAGATAGATTTTTCTAAGGGTTCATGGCTCGTGTTGGCTCAAGCCGGATACTTTCTTGACCCCACTGCCGAAGACTTGAAAAGCCGCGGGTATCTGTTTAGCCGAAAAGGCTACCGCTCAATCTCAGAAAGACTAAGTGAAGCCGTCAACGGCTGGGAACAAATGAGGAAAGGCAAGCGAATAACCGGAAAGGCCGCACGGACCGTGTACAGTTATATGTCTGTCGGTGACAGAGTCAGGCGCGGCTTCAAAAAATTACCCGCTGTGGATGACGATGAAACAGTCAGTTTAGAAGAACTGCAACAAAACCACGGCCTGCTAGCCACTATCGACATGATATGGCACGAGGCAATGGATAAATTGCCCGACAGCGACCGTGCGTACATCACGGCTCTTCTGCGGCGCGGCGAAAAATTTAATGCCATACCCCGCATAAACTTATCCACGATCCACGGATCTAAGGGAGGCGAAGCAGACAATGTTGTGCTATATACAGACTTGTCTCCTGCCGCCGTATCCGCCGCGGAACACGCGCCGGATGACCTGCATAGAGTGTTTTATGTGGGTGTAACCAGAACCAAGCAGAACCTCTACTTGGTTGAACCCGAAGATACGAACAAGAGTTATTGGATATGAAGCGTGAAGAAATTCTTAAAAAAGCAGAGGGCCTAGTCAACGGCCCACGGGCCAAAGCCTACGGCGATGCCCAAGAAAACCACGAGCGCATAGCCAAGATGTGGTCAGTGCTTTTGGATAAAGAAATTTCAGTTTCGCAGGTCTATCAGTGTATGGTTGCTGTCAAATTGGCGAGGCTTATAGTAACACCGGACCATGAAGATAGCTGGATGGACATCTGCGGGTATGGCTCATTAGGAGGGGAAGATTAACATGAACTACATCACAAGTAATATTCCGTACTTTAAAGCGTGGGTGCGTAGAGAATACACAACTAATCACGATAGATACCACGGCGAATTTCTACACGCTATGGTTATCGCAGTCACCACTCTACCCATGCGTACCCTGTCTTTTCAGGTTTTGTTTACGGGGTGCGAAGACGAAGAAGACAATGTACACGGTGGTGCTATGTGGGCGCGTATGCCCTTGACTGCACTCGTGGGTGACACCCCCTTCGATGAATGGCCTACGCCCATGCCAACATACTTAGCCCAGCCGTGGGATTGCCAGTCACACCACCATTCGGTATTTGTATTAAACAGGGCTACACCCTGCCCGTGGTTGGCTAAGATAGACGGGGACTTCTTCCCTGCCAAATATTATTTCACGGTAGACTACACAGACAGCGAAGTTGCAGATGATCCTGCACAGCACAAACAAAGTCACATCCTAGAACTCTTGGATGCTGGTGAGTGGACAGGCAACATAGTTGCACTTCCAAACAACAGAGTACGGGTAACCAACCCTGCTTGGTTTGCAACGGGCGACGGCCCACCGGACTTCGACCCTAGTCAGTGGGTACATCATTCTAAACAAGACCCGAATTATGTAAAAGATACAAAACGGATATTTAACAACCTCTATGCGGAGAGTGATTATGAAGAAGATGATTCGCTTTATTCGGATACAAAAATTGGAGGAGTACCTTGACCAAGGCTGGGTACTCGTTAAATGTGGCACAGAGATGGCCGCGGTTAGGAAAGTATAATGGCACTACAAATGACCATGTTCGGTCCTAAGAGTGAATGGGTGCCACCCGCAGAGCTACCCGACATCTTTGATGCAAAGCAAATAGCTATAGATGTCGAGACCCGCGACCCAAACATCAAAACCAACGGCCCCGGATGGCCTACAGGTGATGGTGAGGTAGTGGGCTACGCTATCGCGGTAGCGGATTGGGCAGGATATATCCCGATCCGCCACCTTGGTGGCGGCAATCTGGACGAGCGCATCGTTAATAAATGGCTCAAGAAAGTGTTTGAGTGCCCTGCCGACAAGATCATGCACAACGCGCAATACGATGCGGGCTGGATCCGCCGGATGGGCTTTACGCTAAACGGAAAGATCATCGACACGATGCTGATCGCCGCACTACTTGACGAGAACCGCTTCAGCTACAGTCTGAACAGCCTTTGTTACGATCTGTTGGGCAAAATTAAAACGGAGAAAACGCTACAAGAAGCCGCCCGCGAGTTTGGCTTGGACCCTAAGGCTGAGATGTGGAAAATGCCTGCCATGTATGTCGGGCCATATGCACAAAATGATGCAGAAATCACACTCGACCTTTGGAACTATTTATCAACACAAGTGACCAAAGAAGACCTCTGGCCTATCGTTGAACTCGAATTGAAACTCCTGCCTTGCCTGATTGACATGACTTGGCGCGGCGTCCGCGTTGATCAAGACCGTGTCGAGCGCACCAGAAATTATTTAATCAAACAAGAAAAACAAATCATCAAACAGATTAAGTCTGTAGCTGGTTGTAATGTAGAGCTCTGGGCCGCGGCATCAATAGCCAAGGCCTTTGATAAACTGAGTATTGCCTACCCGCGCACAGAAAAAGGCGCACCGTCTTTTACGAAATCATTTCTTGCAGACCACCCGCATGAACTGGCGCAGTTGATTGTCAAAGCCCGCAACCTGAATAAGACCAGCGGAACATTTATCAACACAATTATGAAACACTGCCGCAACGATGGGCGCA